ATTTGTTTGAGTGCCTTTTCATCTCGATCATTATAAAGGAGATCAAAAATTTGATACTCCACCTTCATATCTGACTTTTGTAGTTCTAATAATCGTTGTTTAGCTCGTTTCTGACTTTGTGCTTTCAATAACTCAATTTCTTCTGCTGAAAGCTTTCTTGGTGTTTTTGAATTACCCATCCCGACTCTTTTAAAAGCACCAGGAATAACTTCAACAAACTCTGACTTTAAAGAATCTTCAGATTTTATATTACTTTTGATTGTAATACTTGACGTCTGACTTTGATTTTCTACTGATGCAGCCAAACTAGATTGACAAGACAATGCTAGCGAAAGCATGCATAAGGCAATACTTTTTTTAATCATATCTCTCCCATAAAACTCTGCTCATACAGATATAAAAGAAGGACCTACAGTGAACTGTAGGTC